TACATTGTATTACATACATTACTATTTACGTCTTATAGACTTTCCTCTTTTTGCTTTACTGTCAATTTTCTTTCTTGCTTCGTTCTCTTTCTGCCATTTGTAAATCATAAATCTTTCAAGAAATGAAACTCCTATTGGATCCTTTCTTCGTTTTTCACCTAATTCTCTTGGAGTGACTTTTAAGAAATCACACATTTCATATTCAAGATATCCTAGATTACTTTCTACGAAAGGATTTCATATCATCTTCTTTAAGATTTTGCCCCTTTTGAGATTCATTAATTAACTCAGCTATAAAGTTTTGTAAAGTATTAAAAGATACTTTGGTAGACCAGAACTTAGCATCTAATTGTTTATCTACTGATAACTCAGCAGCTAACTTATTTAGATTCTGTACTATATCTTTCATCTTACCTAAAGAATCAATATCCATCTTTCCTTCGTATTTAGCTGATTCTATAGTTAATGTTAGAATCTCTAAGAATTCTTCTTGGTTTGGTTTTCTCGCCAAGATAGTTCTCTTAGTTTCTGGAGAAGAATAAAAGGTTATATATAATCTATCTTCTTCGTAATCTCTCTCTAATTTTTGCCTAGTGGCTAATTGTTTAGCGAAATCAATATTAGAAGTAGTTCCACCCTTAGATTTGCCTTTTAATGCTTCTTTCCTTTCCTCTTTTGATAATTCCTTTTCTTCCTTTGGTTCTTTAATTTCTTCGGCCATATGAATCACCTCCATTATCTCGGCCTATGATTTTACATTTAACTATAATTATTTTCTATTAGCGTTGAATGTTCATCAGGTGTAGATATTGTTACAAATTGTGGATCCATTACTACGAAATCTATAGATCCCTCTGTTACTGTATCTGCATCTCCTAGTGAGATATCAAACCCTGTTACAGAACAACTAGGGAAATAGAACTTAACTGAATTAGTACCGCAAGAACCAGAAACAACAACATATGTTCCTGATATTGTAGATTCTAATAAATCTCCACCTGCTCCTTCTTCTAATTTACATACAGTTAAAGATCCTTCTATACTAAGCGCTCCGGCTTTAAAGTAATTTCCTTCTTCGCCCACAAGTTCTTGTTCTACAACACCTCTATCAAAGGTTATAGAGAAATCTGATATACCAAGAACTGTATGAGTATGAGTTGCTACTTTAATATCAGCATCGTTACCTGTATAGGTTGTTGGCGTTTCTCCCATAATATCCTCCTAATCTGTATTCTCTACATGTCCTGTAGAGGCGTTATAGGTAACTCTAAATGGATCCATAATTGTAAAGTCTACACTTGCTTCAGTAATAGTATCTGCATCTCCAAATGCAATATCATATCCTGTAATTTGACACGATGTGAAATACCAAGATATATTAGAGGTATCAACTGAACCTGAAACTATTATATTATGTCCATCTATGATACTATATAAAGCATCAGCATTACCAGAGGCACCAAACTTACAATTTGTATAAGAACCTTCTATAGATAATGCACCGAAAGTAAAATAGTTTCCAGTTTCACCGACAAGCTCTTGTTCCACCGTTCCTCTATCAAATGTTAGAGAGAAGTCAGAAATACCCCATAAGGAGTGAGTCTTTGCTGTAGCGCCAGAATATATACATATTTTAGCATTTCTACCTGTTACAGTTCCCATTTTATGTTTCCTATAAATTATATAACTTTAATAAATACATTTTAACATTAATCATCTACATTCCCCCAGAAAATCCAAGTTTGAATCTTTCTGTGAGCGTGTAAACCTTCTTCATAAGTATCATTATCATTAACTTTTCTAAACCCAGAACCTGACATTAATGCTAATTCAACATTATCTCCTATCTGTTGTAAATCTAACATTCCACTTCTAGAAAATATATCTATTTGAAGAGTCCTATTTTCCCTTCTCATTTTAGAACCAGCAGTTGATGTGCCATACCCAAGATATCCATATGTAGATCCTGCTACTTGAAGAATGGAAATACTAGGAAATGAATCTACTTCCTGCATGAATCCTACTCTTATATTACTAGTAGGAACTTGATTAGTAAGAGCAGTATGTTGAGTTAATAATAGTCTTACAGATGAATATGCAGTCTCTCCCATATTAATTACCACCTAGCTTGAATATTAGATTTATATATAGGTAATATCCAATCCTTTACTAATTCTATTCCATAAGTTAGATATCTTTTTGGAGGCTGACCACTTACCTTCCAAGTAGATACCCAATGATCTTCATACCAAAAGTATAAAGGTTTATCACCAATTGGAGTTATTGGACCACAAGTTCCAAACTCTACCATATGAGCATGTGGAGATTTATTAGCTAAAGTTTTAAATAACATTCCATCTTTATAAGTTACATCATCTTCAGGCCAAGTAATCCAATTTTTATTAATACTTGCATCTTGTCTCTCTATAGTTTGGGATCGTCCTCCTACTCCTCCCCACCATTTAGACCTCTGGGAATTCTTATCTAGAAATTCAGATGCTATCTTTTGTGTTTCTGTGATTCCTTCTTCTATAGTCTTTTTTACACCTTGATATGTACCAATATTAATTTTCCGTACTCTATTCTTAATGGTACTTATTCCAGTTACTTTTACTGTTATCATATTTCCTTTAGAAGACAAGTCAAATGATGCCTAGAAGAATCATAATATCTTTCTTTAACTTCATAGTATTTACCTTCAAATTTAACTCTATTATTAAATGATAGAGATACTCCAGATGCAAAGAATGCAGTATAAGTGATATCATCAAATCTTCCAGATGATAATAATCTTTGTTCTGCAGTCAAAGGACTCATTCTACATTTAGTTACTGTAGAAGCATCAGTCCATGTATATGTCCATTCACCAAGATAGTTCTGTGAACTAGCCTTAGTTACTAAATATGCATCATGAGTTAATAATCCTTCAAAGCTCATTTTATATGATGTATCCTTTTATGACAAGATTTACAGACAGTTATTAAATTATTTGAATGATGAGATCCACCTTTACTAACTGGAATTATATGATGACAATCTGGTTGTTTAGTCTTTCGCCCACATATTCTACAGGTATAATTATCTCTTTTAAAGATATAGAATCTTATACGATTCCAGTTTTTAGGATAACGTGGGTCGATAGAATGTAAATCATACATTAGTCATTAGCTTTACGTATTTTGAATTTACTCGGACTAGCTAATTCCTCTAGAATATCTACAGCCATAGAATGCCAAGTTTCCTTGACAATATATGGTGAAGATTGGATATCAGTTCCTCTTGCTATAGGCTGTGCAAGAGTATATGAATAATCACCTAGTTTTTCAGAACTTAAGGTATAGTACTTCTTAGCTAATTCAGCAGATGATATCAAATTAGAAATAACAAGTAATAGAACAGGTATCTTTGCTGTACTAGGTACTGTACCCCCACCAAAGTACTTATATTTAACAAAAGTTTCTACAGATTCTATTTTTAGAAGAATCTCAGCTTTTGTTACATCTTCATAATTCAATGGAGGAGTTACAAAGTTTCTTACATCCATTTCAGTTACTACTAATGGACTATAATCAGCCATTAATCACCACCCGTCCTAGGATCTTCTTTTCTTAAATCTAAAGTTTTTCTAGATTTGATAGAGGGGTCTAATGGAAATGGAAATTGTTTAATTTCATAAGAATCATCATCAGTAGTTCCACCACCAAGTCTAATATCATTTAATACATCGGCATCTTCTAATACTGTATTACTATATTTACTTCTATCTACGAGAGCTTTTCTCCTTTTATCTTCATAATCAGAAGTCATCCAATATTGACTTCCTTTTCCATATAGCATTATTGATTCCTAGTTTAAATTATAAATATTTTAACATTTTGTACTAAATAGAGGTATATAGTATGAGTTTCCAGCGTCATCAGTTACTTTCCACCAAGCTGTTGCACTAGGTGCAGGTAAAAACTTTTTTGTACTAACTGCTCCGCCTGACGTTCCTGTCCATGATGATACATCAAATTGAGTAGCATCATCATCAATTACTAATCCTCTTCCATATGCTTCTAACCTTAGTTTTTCTACATTAACTACAGGTAATCTACTTCCTGGCATTCTATTCCTCCTTTAATAATAAAGGAACACATTAAATAACGTACATTTAGAAAATAAAGTAGGAGAGTAAACTCTCCCTTATTCTAAAACATTATGTTTATTTTGTTAGTATTAATACACCAGAACCAGCTTGGATTGTTGCTACACCATATCTCATTGTACAAGCAATTCCTACAATATCATGTATAGGATCATCATATTCTTCAACTGTTAAGTCTCGTCTCATAGCTAGATATGTATGAGCAGATGAATCCATTATAATTCCATTATAGTTATTTGCTGCATCAGTTGAACCCCATACGTGTCCTGTATCTCCAGTTGTTACTGAGAGAGTGTATGGCTTTAAACCCATGAAAGTAGGTAGTGTTCCAGATGTTAAGCTTTTTGATTGACCAGCCCAAGAAGCGTAGACAAGGTTTGAATCTTGTAGAAGATATCCTTCTGCAGATGGATGTAGAATAATTGTATCTGGTATGTAGTTATTTCCTGCTACATCAGCTCTTGCTTTCGCAATATCTGATACAGCTACATGTCCACCAGCTGGATCTACATCGGATGTTCCTGCTGTAGTATCTGTTAGGATTTCTAGAAGAGAAACTCTGTTGAGTTTGTTCTCCATTCTAGCCCCTGCTTTCTTTAACTCAAGTTCTACAACGTCAAAGAGACCATCTTCGATTAACTCATTTGTTATGAGTGGTCTAGTTCCGTATTTGTTGATGGTTATATCTTCTTTGCTATATAATTGAGTATCGATTGGGACTTTAGCTCCCTCTGCAACTTTATCTGCATACTTACCTACTTCACCTTTAACTATCCTAACCGAATATGAATCTGTTTTGATAATTGGAAGGATTTCTCTCATACATTTCCAAGGTTCAGCGCCTTCTGAGATAGTTTTATAAACTTCCTCTTGTATAAGAGTTGTGGAAGTAGAGTTGTCTGATTGTAGAAGTGCTTTGTATTCCTTGTCATTAAATAAACTCTTTGTTGATGGCTTGTCAAGAATACGAGAACGTTCTGTATTTCCTGCGTAGCCTAGTTCTAACAATTTAGTCAGTCTTGACATTTTATACCCATTCTAAATATTTACATTTATACATACTAAATAAAACTTATAACATATTTAACTTAAAAGTAACACTTTCCCGATACCTGTAGAGGTAGTTCCTTCTATTACTATTGCTTGTTCGGAAGCAGCATAAATTGCTATATCAGAT